TGTTTCCCGGGGACGGGCATTTGCGTGCCTTGCTAGCGCATCAGTTGCGCAACCGCGGCGTCGCCTACGCGCCTGATGGCCGAGTCAAGTTCACCATGGAAGGAACCAGAGCGTCTGGTGATATTAACACCAGCCTCGGTAACTGCATTTTAATGTGCGCCATGGTGTATAGCTATGCTAGACACCGTGGGGTTGAGCTTGAATTGTGTAACAATGGTGACGATTGTGTCGTAATTTTAGAGCGCCGTGACTTGGCCAAGTTTAGTCTTGGCTTGGATTCATGGTTTAGGGGTAAGGGTTTTGCTATGCAGGTGGAAACTCCAGTTGATGAGTTTGAGCGGATTGTATTCTGCCAGACTTCGCCGGTGCAGTTGTCCAGTGGTTGGCGTATGTTGCGCAACCCGCGGACCTGTGTCGAAAAGGACACTATGTGTTTGTTGCCTATCCTGTCCACTTGCTTTTATCGGAAATGGTTGTACGCCGTGGGTGATGCGGGTGCCCAGCTATATGCTGGGGCACCTGTGGTTGGCCACTTGTACACACGTTTCAAGGAGCATGGCTTACCACCTACGGCCAAGTTCGTCCAGCATGTTTTTAAGAATACTTCGTGGTTGGAACGAATCAACGGTTTGATGTCGTGCAGCATTGATGCGCGCGCACGTTGTTCGTATTATTTTGCGTTTGGGATTCTACCAGATGAGCAGTTGGCAATGGAGCAGTTTTTCTCCAGGTTCACCATATCACATGACAGTAGAGTTCCGGTTTGGCCCGGGGATGATAATACTATCATTACGCAGAATTATCAATGACACGACGAAAACAAGTACGAGTGGTGGTGGCGAACAATGCCGTCATCGAAACGAAGAGACAGGCCTACCAGGAGAGGCAGAAAAATAAAAATAGAGAGCTTACGCGTCTGGGGACCGCTTTGCGGTACCTTGGCGCTTTGGGCGGTGGCGCAGTTGGTAGTTCACTTGGGTATCGTGAGGCCGGGGCTGCTCTTGGAGCAGGCATGGGTGCCGCAGTTTCTAAGTGGGCTGGTTCAGGCGATTACCGAGTTGTATCTAACACGGTATTACGCGGGTCGGCAGGAGTGCCAATGATGCACAAGTCAGACCAAACCATCACCGTCCGCCATCGGGAGTTCGTTAGCACTATTAGCGGTTCCGCTAACTTTCAGGTTCAGGGGACTTACCCACTAAATCCTGGGTTGCGTGGTACGATGCCTTGGGCGTCTGGTATCGCGGCACAATTCCAGGAGTACAAGATCAAGGGTCTGGTATGGCACTATGTACCGACCAGTGGTACTTTTACAGGTGGCACAACTGCTTTAGGTGCAATTATGATGCAAACGGTTTATAGGGCGACCGACGCGGATCCTACATCCAAGTTTGAGTTGCTCAACGAGTACTGGTCCAACGAGGCACTACCGTGCGACACCATGGTTCATCCCATCGAGTGCGCACCGGGACAGACGGTGTTGCCACGCCGTTACGTGCGTACTGGGTCAGTTACAGACGACCTAATGTTTTATGATTACGGACGCACCATTGTGGCCACGCAGGGTATGCCAAACACTGGCATCGTGGGTGATTTGTACATTACGTATGAGATTGAGTTTAGCAAGCCAAAACTATCCATTGCGTTGGGAGATCAGATTAGCTCGTGTATCTTCACGGGCACTGGCACCAGTCAGTTTTCCATTCTCAACGCGCAGAACATCATTAACACGTATAATGGTCTGCCGAAATTCGAACAATTGGCAACTGGACCGGGTGATGCACGCTGGAGGATCGAAATCCCGGCGGGCAACCCTGGCACCCATTGCGTTTTAATCGAGTCATCAGGTTCTGGATTTGCCTCAGGGACGCCGTCGTTGACTGCTCTGGCCAACAGCGAGTTTGTTTCCAATTTCATAGAGAACAGTGTAACCACCCCCACTTCTGCAGTCACACCCATCCGCCAGATGTATAATTTTGCATTTCGCGTGCTCGATCCGACTCGCGCAACAGCTGTTGCCCTGAATGTGCCGTATGCCTTCGGAACCGGATCCGGCGGCACGGGTTTATGCCTCATCACTCAACTAGACCCAGAGATCACCAGAATTTAGTCGTAGCCGGCTTGGTCCACTTCAAATCCAGAGCGAAAGTGGTCGGGAACCAAGCGCGGCGCCAACGGCCCTGGCTAATTCTGGCTGATGGTCTGCCATAGTTCATCATTTCTTTTCTCAACGATCTGGAGGTCCAGCTCCACATTACCAGTGCTACGCGCATCAGAATCTGGAACATGTCACTCAAAATCCTTGGGGTGGGGGGGTGGCGGTGTTTTCTA